CGAGCAGGACTCGGCCAGGAGCAACGTATCGTCGTTGACCTTGGCGGCGATCGGATAGGCGCCGTCTATGATGTGGTTGTTGTCGCCCTGGTTGGTGATGTCGACGTAGTCGCCGGGGAAGAACGTGTAGTTGGCGAACTTGCCCGCCTGCGTGAGCGTCATCTCCGACTCGTCCCACGTCGCGTTGTCCACTGTCAGGAGGGTTCCCCGAGTCGGGATCTCAAAATAGCCGTCCACGCCGTCGAGCGCGGCAGCCCTGTTCGCCTGCTCGGCCGTAATCGGGCTCGGCCGGTTGCGCGTATAACCCCCGCGAAAGAGCCCCCGCCATGTGACGCCTTGGCTGTTCGTTGTTGAAAGCGATTCCGGCCCCGATTGCTCGTCAAGGCCGAAGTGCACGAAGCAATCGTCGGCGAGGGCCGCCTGCGCATAGCTCGACGTAGTCTGCCCCCCGAGAGCGGTGCGAACCATGCGAATCGGCATGGTCTTGGCGTCCAGCCGGGCTTTCGGTTGGCCGGGGGCCGGCTGCCGTTGCCACCGCTCCAGGACGTCCAGCGTGTTGGTCTCCGGGTTGCCGGTTCCCGGCGTGCCTGAAAACGCAGCCCAGTCCCATGCCCCGTCGGCCTCCCAGTCGAAACCGCTGCCCGGCGGCCCGGTGATCGCCGTCACCAGAGCGTCCGCCCCCCGATAAGGCGCAACGATGACCCAGTGGCCCGTCGTGCCGCTATCCCACTGCCAGTAAACGCAGACGTCCGTCCCGCCGGCATCCCTTAGCGCCCCCTGGAAGGCGAGGGCTACGTCGTCCATGTCCTCGATGGACATGTTGGTCATGTCCAGCGAGTTGAAGCCGACACTCATCCCGACGGCGTCGGCCGCGATGCCGGTGTCGTCGTATCCGTCTGAGGGACTCTCATCCAGAATGATCGAGTCATCGTCTACCGGATACTTGATGTCGTACCAGCCGGGCTGAATGTGTCCCCCATTGCCGCTATTGGTGATGTGAACCTGGTCTCCGGCGTGGTAAACGTAGCCGGCGAACTTGCCCGCCTGAGTGAGTTTCATCTCCGACTCGTCCCACTCGGCAGCGTCGACCGTCAGGACCATCCGCCGAAAGTCCACCGTGAAGCCGCCGGGGTTGCGAGCTTCGTTGGTATAGTAGGCAGGGTTGCTTTTCGTGGAGCTAAGCGTGGCGCGGACAGCAGAGGCAAAGGTCGTGTTCTCGCCAGGATCGTAGCGCCAGTAGCCCTTGGCGTAGACCGCGGTGGCCTGCTTGGCCCGGTGGTACGTTCCCCTTGCCGGGTTGTGGCTGGCAAGCACGTCGAAGTCGCGATGCTCGGCGGTCACCTCGTAGTGCTCGGATCGCTCCGCTGCAACCGGAACCGTCGTATTCAGGATGAGCGTGTAGTCGGCGATGGACGTGAGCCGCAGGTCGTCGGCGTCGGCTCCCTGGGCTGCCAGGTAAATCCACGCCTCCGGGTCGATCAGGAGCCTAGCCTCGATGCCATCGACGGTGTACGGTCGCAGCGTCCGCTTGCCGTAAAGCACCAGATATTGCTCTCGCCCGTCTCGGTCGATCGCGTGGAGACGGGGAGATTCATCCAGCGGCACGGGGCCGATCTCGCAAACCTCGTATGTTCCCGGCCGCTTGCTCAACCCGTCGCGGACGGAACAGCGAACGTTGAAAGCCTCTTCGACCTGATTGGGGTGCCGGACGCTGGCGGCTTGCCTGGAGACGCCGCCGTAGAGGCTGGGAACGGTCAGGAGCGTTCGGAAACTTCGGCCTCGCTGCTGCGTCTCTTCGGCCAAGGCTACCTCCTGTACGGTATGCGGCGCCTGCCGGTAATGCCCCGCGTAAAGACCGTGTCCATTCGGCTGTAGTCGCCGGCCTCGCTGTCTTCCCGCGAGGCGTCCGCCAGGGCGAGGGAGTGTTCGACGGCCAGCGTATTCTGGATTGCCGGGTCGCGGATGAACCGGGCGTTTACCCTTAGGGCCGCCGCGACGAGGACCAGCCGGCGAAGCCCCGGCGGCAACGCCGTAAGCGGCAGATCCGAAACGACCGTAAGACTAATCGGGTCCTCGAAAACGGCTGTGTGATTGTCTAGGTCGTAGAGCTTCCCCTCACGGAGGCAGACGTTGCGCCAGGCAGACCCGCCGCAGCTGTCGGCTCGCAGGGTTCCTTCGGCCAGCACGATCTCGCTTGCCGTCTGGGCACTGACCACCCCGCCGGTCGCCGTGGCCCCGGAGGTCTGACCGGTAAGCGTCTGGCCGCCGGTGAAGGTTCCGCTGGTCGGAACCAGCTCCATCTGGTTATCTGAATTGATCTGGTAGTACGTCCCGGTCGCACCCGATGCCGACTCTTGGACCGTCTCGCCGGCCAAGAACGTTCCAGTCACATTGCTGACGGCAACGAGTGTCGTGGCAATCCCGTATTCTACGTCCGACTCCGTGTTGACGTGCCAGCCGCGGCCGAGAATCTGGCGTCGCTCCTGGTCGAGCAGCTTGCCGACGTGGTAGGCCGTCGGCAGGACGCCGGTATCGAGCATCTGATTGGGGGCGAACGGTCCCATGATCGCCCAAAGCTGGCCGACGTCCGACTCGCCGCTTTGACTGCGCCAATCCTCGCGCAGGGCCTCCGCAGCCTTGAGTGTCAGTTCCTGAGAGAGGAATCCGTCTTCGACCTCTCCGTGCTGGACGCGGCGCTGGAACTTCCAGGCCGCCGAGTAGGCGATAAGCTCTCGCAGCTTGACAGTTAGCTTCTCGTAGTCCAGCAGACGGACCTGCACGACCTCGATGGTCGTGCCCGTCGGCCAGGTGAAGCTGTTGTCGACCTTGTTGTAGAGCTTCTGATCGCGGACCACGAAGTCTTCGTCGTCGGCCGCTTCCACCAGCAGAACGTCCTCGCTGAGCGAGATTTCGCCGCCGGATTCGCTAAGCGTCACGCCGTATTCGGTGTTGACACTCCAGCCGTTGGCTTGAATCGCTTGGTTCTCGCGATCGAGCGTTCGCTCGGCCAAGGCGGCCATCGACGTCCCGCCGGTATCGAGCGAGTCGACCGGGAACTCGTTGATGCTCTCCAGCATGAGGTTAACGGCGTCGAGCTTCGTCAGTCCGGGCATCATAAGCCTCCGAGGTCATATGACGTCTACGCCTACCGAGATATTCTGAGGCGAGCCAGCTTGGTTATAGGCTGTCGAACCGAGGCCGCCCGGCGCATTCTCGGCGTTATTGAACTCGTTGTGGGCGGCCAGGATGTACCGAGTGGTGCCGTCCCCGTCGATGGGCCAGCCCTGACCGTCTTGGACTACCTGGACGCGACTTCTGATGACTTTGACGTAGTTTTCGTGGACTACAATCGCGTTCTCGTCATCGGCCGTTTGCTGAACGTCGCAGTCTATGACGCGAGCATTGCCGTAGGCGTGAATCGGACTCGTCAGGCCCAGGATGCGGCAACGGACAATTTCGCCGTCCAGCTTGGCGGAGGCGTGGCCAGAACCGAAGGAGTCCTCGCCGGCCTCGCAGCCGAACGCCTTGCCCTGGAAGGTGCCCGCGTAGCTTGCACCGGATCCGCCGAAGCAGGCCTTGCCCCCCTTGCAGCGATAGAACTTGCCGCTGGTCGTGCCGGTGAACTGGAAGCTGTTGTCGCCAGCTTCGCACTCGATGAGCGTGCCGGTAATCGTCGCGGTAGTGCTGGACGTGCAACCGACGAAGGATGCGAACCCGTCGCCGAAGGTGGCGGATCCGTCGTAGCGGTAGGTTCCCCTCGCTCGGCAGCGGACCATCGTCGCGTCCAGCTCCGCGCCGCCTGCGTCGCCGACGAAGCTAAATGCTCCGCCGACCACGTTCTCCCAGTAGCCCGAAAGCTTCTTGTTAAGGTCCACCCGGAAGGCGAAGGCGTTACCGATACAGTTCAGCCAGGTGCCGTCGAGGCTTTCCATGCCGTGGCAACCGCTGCGTGCCTGTCCGGGATTCTGTCCCATCGACGGCTTGCGGCACCAGAACCACATGCGATCGTAGACTGCTTTCGAGGTTCCGGCTTGGTTGACCAGCAATCCGTAGGCGATTTCGTCGTTTGGGACGGGCTGGGCGGTACAGTCCGAGCAGTTCTCGACACCGAAGCCGACCAGCCGGTAATCGCTGGCGCCCTCGACCAGGATGACGGCTGGCTTGCTGGCGTGCGTGCCGGAAATGTCGCCATAAACGAGCGTTGGCGGTGGAAACTTGTACGCCTCGCCGTTGTCGCTGTCGAGGTGATCTTGCCAGGCACTCAGCCGCATCGGGGCCATCGCCGGCTGGCTTGCCACGAGATCCACAAAGTCCGCGTCCAGGACCAGCGGCTCTGTGACCTTGTACCGGGCCGGTGGCAGAAGCACGGTCACGCGGTTGCTGGCGGAACGCGAGTTCCCACCCGGGGTAAGGGTCTTGGCCAGCGCCAGCGTTGCCCGCAGGTGGTCCCCGTTCTCCCCGTCGGTACGGCCCAGGGGAACCGTCACCGTCATACCCGGCCCGGCTGGCGGGCGACCGCCCCAGTCTGTGTTGTCGATTACCATAGTTGCCTCCTAGCGGCCGATCTGGCCTCGGATGAAGGATACGTCTTCGACCAGTCGATCGACCTTCTTGTCAATCTGTTCAATCTGTCGATGCCGGTTTTCCAGAACGGCCAGTCGAGCCCGGATCTCATAGATCTGTGTGACCAGCCAAACGTTGTACGGAATCAGCACCAGTCCGAGCAGCGTTCGGATCAGCGCGGATCTAGTCATATCGCTCATCTTGCGCCTGTAGGGGGGCAGGCGGCCCCGGCAAGCCGGGGCCTTTTGCCGCACGTCCAACGAGGCCTATCGTCAGCTGGCCTCGAAGCAGTCTTTCGGGTTGTAGGTCGTGTTGCCGTCCGTCAAGCCGGCCAGGTTGCTGTTGTTGATGCGGTACATGATGTCCTCCGCGTTGGGACAGCTTCCCCAGATCTCGCGCCAGAGGAATCGCAGCAGGTCGCGCTTGGCGGTGGCGCCCGTGAAGGGCGGGTATGCCGTAGTGTCATTGTAAGCAGGCATCGTTGTCTCCATGAGGGCCGGGCGGGGCAACGAGTCGATCTCGTGCCCCGCCCGTCCTAGCATTCGTTGCAGTGAGATTACGACGTCGAGTAGGTGATCTCGCCACAGGCCTCCGGGCGAATCCACTTCATGCCCTGAAGCATCCGAGCGCCGATCAGCCAGCTCAGGTGGTCCTCCACCCAGGTCGGGCCGAACGGCCGGATTCCGCCGAAGGTGACCTGGCCGACGCCAGTTCGATCGCCGAGGCAGACCGCGGCCGTGTACCGGAAATCCCCGTTGTACTGGGTGAAGTCGCTGGTGACGTTGAGGCGACCCTGTCGCACGATATTGCTGACGACGATCTCGAAGCCCTGAACTCGGGAGACGACGCGCGTGACGAGCTGGTTGGTGTTGGGGTCCACATAGTCCCGACTGACCAGGGTCTTGTCCTGGAGCAACACGCGCTGGAGGTACGGGCAGATGAAGGCCACTCGGCCCTCCTGCGGAACGTCGCGTTCGTCCATGCCCTGGGCAATCTCTCCCAGGTCATCCTGAAGCGCCGTCGAGCCAGCCGTCGAGACCGGGTAGACCGCTGCCAGGTCGGCCCCGACCCGAGGACTGGCCAACGTCACGCCGCTGGGGAACTCGTTGGACGGCCCACGGGCTGCGGTACGCGCACCCAGGGCGATGCACCGGAACGCCAACTCGTCCATGCGTTCCGCGAGGCTCTGGGCGGCCTCCCTCGCCACGTCCTGACGACGCTCGAAGTGGCTGATGAACTCGTCGAGCTCGGTAATCCAGGCGTGGGAGACGCGTTCGGCGGTATCCAGCAGTACCGTCCGCTCCTCCGTCAGCGGCTCGTTCGAGCCCGTCAGTTCCGCGCCAGGCGTATGGTTCGAGTTGCTCATCTTCCAGACGGCGGGGAACTGATAGCTCTTGCCTTCCGTGATGTTCTTCTTCCAGATGTACCTGGCGATCTTCGTCGCCGTTGGGTACGCCGTCAGGACCAGGCCGGCGTATTCCTTCAAGCCGAGCGCCAAGGCGTCGCCAGTGCCGAGGTCCTGAAGGTAGCGGTTCAGTGTCTTGTCAGACATGGTTGACCTCCGCTTGCTAGTCGTTGGAACTCGCTTGAGTTGTCCTCGCCGGGCGGGTCCTGACGGATTGCCCGCCTACGGCCTGGGCTCAAGACTGGGTGGCGCGACGAGGTTCACCCGCCCGCTGCGGGTGCGCCGCGCGAAATGCCGGGCGGCGGGCGGCGAACCCGCCACCCGACGGGGCGGTGAGGCGAAACGAAGGGCGCGTTATTTCGTCTTCTTCTTGCTGGGACGACTAAGCAACTCCTGTTGGAGGCTTGCGTCGCGCGCCGCCATGCTCAGCTCCGTGACCTTCGCCTGGGCGCCTTCGAGCCTCTTTCGAAGAGCGGCGTTCTCTTGACGAAGCGATTCCAGGGCGGCGTTGTGGTGCTCGTGGGCTAGGACGAAGCGGCCAGCGCGATGCAGGGCCTCCTGGCGGTCGTCACCAGCGAAAGAGGCTACGAACTTCCCATCGTCCCGGTCGTAGAGGTGCGCGTACACGCAGCCGGAACCCCGGACGATTCGCAGCTCGTAAGCGGCCTCGACCATTTCCTGAACGTCAACGTCTAGTTCATCGGGCATTGCTATACCTCCGGCAGGTTTTCGATGTCCGTCTTGGCCAGCCGGGCCAGGACGTTCCGCCGAAACTCGGCGTCGAACTTCGGGTTGGGTTGACCGTCCGGGAGCATTGGTCGGTATCGTTCATCCGACATCAGGCTCAGCAGCTCCGTACGGCTGGCGACAGCGGTCAGGGGGGAGGGTGCCCCGGCGCCGCTCAGCAGCGGTGACGCGTTGCCGGCTCCGACGGCGGCGTTGTAGCGGCTGAGCAGCCAGTCCATCGCATAGCCGACGGTGTCGATCTTGGAGGCGTCCTCATTGAACTTTGCAATCTCTGCCTCGCTGAGGTTGGCCTTGCCCCACTCCAAGAGCTGGGCAAGCTGCTCTTCCCCGCCAGCTTTGTTGATTGCCGTCGATCGCAGTTTCTCCTGGAGCGTCTCGTATTCCACCTGCTCCAGCCGAAGCACTCGGTCCACGACGCCGCGGGGGACGTTCAGCTTCTCGCGAATCGCCCGGTAGTCTTCGGCTGCCAGCTCTCCCTTCTCTAGGAAGGTCTGAGTGAGCTTTTCCGGGTCCAGGCCGATGTGCCGCAACATCGAAGGCACGTCGGCGTCATCGGGCAAGCCGTCCTCCTGGGACGACTCGATGGCAACGGCGGCCTTGGACTTGGGCTGTCCGAGCTTCTTCTCCAGCTCCAGGTAGCTCTTTAACAGCTCGTCTTGACGAACCTGGCCCTTTTCCGCATCCCAGAACTTCTCCGGCACCTCCGGTGGTCGCTCCTTTGGCGGAAGCTCTAGGCGGCCTTCATCCGGCGGTTTGATTTTGCCGTCGGCAATATCGCGAAGCTGCTGGCGATGTTCTTCGCTTCCCTCGACGATTTCGTCCTGCTGCTCGTTGGTTTCTTCAGCCATACCAGGGACTCCTCATATTCGGTCCTACCCGACGGGTTCGAGTTGCTTGCGAACGACATCTCCGGCCGTTGCGATAGCCTCCTGGGCGGCCGCCTGCCCGATCTGCCGGCGGACGACGGCCGCTTCGGCCTCTTGTATCTCCTGATCGCTACGCAGCAAACCGTCCCGGGTTTCGACACCGAGGTTCCGAAAGACTCGCTCGGCCAGGATCCGGGGATTGATGTACTGGGCCGCCTGCGGGTGCTGCATGACCATACTGTAGGCGACCCAAAGGCGTTCGAGTTCCATATTTCGGGCGATGGCCTGCTCCCCGGTGGTGACGTGAACGTCCATCAGGTGCTTGAGGTTTTCCGGGATAGGCTGGAGCAGCCGGTCACGCTGCATTTGGTAGACGAACCGTTCCAGCAGCGGCCGCTGGATCTCGTCGGCAATGTGGCTGTAGACACCGCCGAGAGCCCCTTCGAGCTCCCTAGCGATCCGCAAGACCTGCGTTGCGGTTACCCGCTCGCCTTTCGGCTGCGAGGACGTCTCCAGCAACATCGCCCGGCCGAGCCGCTGGCCGATGGCGGCGGTCCCATCGAGAACGAAGCGAAAATCCTGGCTCTTCTGGCTGGTCAGGCAGGCCACGCCGTCCACGTTGCCGGCGGTCACGCGCCCGGTAATGACCGAAAGGTTCGGCTTGGCCAGGTCCGCCGGCCGGTAGCCCTTGGTGGGATCGGTGACCCACAACATCTGCGCCAGCGATGCCCCGCCCTCCAACAGGGCCTTCCAGAGCCCGTTGTAGGATCGCAAATCTCCAATGTTTTCTTCAACGAAGCTGCGCGAGTAGTGCTGCCCGGGCATCTCTTGATAGCCGGCGGAGAAATACGGGCAGACGGGCTCCTCGCTGGTGGCGATCAAGACGTCGTTGAGCTCCTGCTGGATCAGCCACCGGCGGCTTTCTGGCTGCCAGGCACACCGGGTGTACAGCAGGATAGGGGCCTGCGTGCTGGTGGCGGCTAGGATCTGCTCGGGCGTTACGTCGGCGGCCCGGTAGTGCTCCTCTTGCAGGGAATCCAGATCCGGCACCTCGGCAACGATGATCTCCCGGGCACGGCCGGAGCCGTCACGCCTCTGGACCCACTGATCGAATCTGTAGGCGACCATGCTATAGTCGTCATTCAGCCGCGTCAGCGAGTTTCCCGCGACCAGGAGGTTCTCGATCGCGGTGCGCTGAGCGATGCGGTAGTTGGTGGTGTCGAGCTTTTGACTCACGCGGCGCTCGCGTTCGGACAGAAAGGCCCACCACTGGGCGAAGAGTTCGTCGCTGATCTCCGCATCGTAGACGGCGGCCGGCGACGGCGTGAACCGAAACCACGCAATCCCCGGCGGGAAGAGCGTCATTGTCAGCTTCGACGCAAGGTTGCTGACGCCGCGCGCTCCGAGGCTCTGGTACGGTCGCAGCAGCTCGCGCTGCTGTTCGCTCTGGCCCTCGCCGAACGGGAACTCCTCCTCCGGCAGGATCGAGGGAATCGTATAGGCTGCGGCTTCGCGAACCCGCTGGAGGATCGGGTAGCGTTGCGTATGTAACCGCTCGAACTGCTTCTTGATGGTCATTCGATTCGGATTCCCCTAAACGGACCTACCGCCATACCCGGATTGACGTCAATGCGCAGGCTTCGCCGGCCCTTGCGCTTCCTTTCCAGGCTTCGTCGCTGCCGGGCCAGCTTGCGGAGTTCTTCCTCGGTCGGCCCCGGCGGCGGAGAAGGCGGCGGAGGCGGGGGTGGTGGCAGACTGACCGAGCCACCGCCGTCGAAGCGGCAAGTCACGGCGTAAGGTGCTCGCCGGCTAGTTCGAGATCTTGAATTAGCTCCCATTGTCCCACCATCATCGCGTACCGGATGCGGCCTTCCTCGGTGGCCCACTGCTCAGCCGTCGGTGGCCGAACCGGATACGCTTTTCGTAACCAGCTCAACAGTTCGGATAAACTTGAGGGCGTCAGCGGCAAAGCGTTCGCGTCGCCCAGTTCGCCTAACGTACGCATATCCCATACCTTTCAGCCATTCCACAAGCTGCCCTGGGCTGCTGATCCGCCAGGGGACGTCCAATCCGCCAGCCAGCAGGCATCGAAGCACTGCGCAAAGGCAGTCATCGGCGTACGGGGCGTAGCCCCGTACGAGCCAACGCCAGAACGTGGGCCACCAGGGACGCTTTCGGCCGACTCCCTTTCGAAAAATCGGGGCATCGAGGTTGATCGCGTAGCGGAGCGGGACCGCGAAGATCAGTTCGAGGCTCGGCCACCAGCGAACGTAGGCGTCTAGCGGCCAGTAGCGCGTACCCGAGAGGGTGACATCCAGAACGGCCTGTCGGTAACCGAGTGTGCAATGGGTGTAGCGGCTGAGGGTCAGTACGGATATGAGCGCCGAAAGGGCTCGGTGCCAAGGCGCCCCGGTATTCCTGACCGAGGAGATTAGCACGAACGCAGGATCCCTCATTACCATCGTCCTCTGGGCCGCCATCTTATCATGAAAAGCAGTACCGGCTTTCCAGCGATTGTCTTACGTCAAAGTTGCCCCGGCAAGGAAGACGCGGCAGCTTGACGCCCGGGTAGCTCCTCTGGAGCTGGTCCTTCAACTCGCCGATAAGGCCCCTGGGATGCTTACTTTGGGTGTGCAGCCGGACAAACTCCTCCCTGAGGATGTTTAGCATAGCTTCGGCGTCCGCTGCGTGTGTCCAGAAGGAGTCGTGGACGCTCGCCAGCGTGATTCCCGCTTTGCGGCAGCGATTTGCGACGAACGTAAGGTGCGCCGCATCGAGGCTGTGGATGTAATTCGGGGCGAAGCCGTTGATCTGCCGGCGATGCGCGGGCGGGCCTGCATCTCGCTTCTGGAGGTAGTAGATCCTCTGGAGGATGGTGCGAACGTAGCCGGTCCGGCACCGACGATAATTTTGCACTACGGGCAACCCCGTAGGCGCCACCCAACCTATCAGGTGGCCGGCCCGAACGATCCGCCTAGCCGACTCGGCCATCCAATCCATCAGCGCCGCCGCTGCGCGGCACGTCGTTGCCACCGTCTCCATCGTGACCCGGGCGAGGTAGCGGGCCGCCTCGTAGACGTCGTCCTCTTCGAGTCCGATGCCGCCAAGCTGGTCTTGAATCTGGCGCCGAGCGCCGATCGGAGTGACCCCGTAAACGGTCGTCATCACGGTTCGTTTGACGAGCTTGCGGTCGATGTGGCCTTCGAGTTGTCGGGCGAGGCGATCGCCTTTCGCGGCATCCGCGCACACTCGCCTGCCGACTTTCCGGGCGACTTCCGAGTATAGGTCGGCGGGATACTCGGCCGGGATCAGGTTCACATGGCGGGCCGTTTCTGGACATCGCAACAGAGCCGCATAGTGTTGCAGTCCGTTGTTCGAGGCGTCCAACTGGACCGGAATGTGGCAGGGGCCGCCCTGACGCCAGGCATTTACGGCCGCCAAGACTTGAAACGGGTGGTCTTGGAGCAGCCAGCCCGTGTTCTCCAGCGGATCGGCGACCCATGCGGCCAGCGTAGCTTCGTTGTCGCGAACCCACTGGATCCTATCTTCCGCCGGGAGCCTGTCGAGGCCGCAGCAGTTGGCGATGTGAAGCAGCAGCCACCGAAGTCCGTCTCGCCCCAGTGGCCGGCCCTCGGCGAACTCCAGGAGTCCCCGCGATAGGTCGTCTTGCTGATGGTTCAGATAGGGTGGAACGGCATAGTATCGGCCGCGGAAGTCGAGTTGGTGCGGAAAATAGAAGGCCTTGTAGTCCTTGAAGTGCCGAGCCACTTCAAGCCGTAGGAGCCAAAGGACGCGATCGGCTCGAAGGCGTGCGTTGGCCTGGTGGACCTTGCTGGCAGCCGCTTTCCAAGCCTTCTTGCTGGCCTCGTTCGTCTCGAAGTCCGCCGGCAGAACGGGCTTCGGCAGATCGTGACGACGCGGGATGCCGCCTACGTCTCCGCCGCTATGTGTTTCCGTCGACTTTGTGATCAGGGTCAGCGGCAAGCTGATGTAGCCGCCGGGATCTTGTTTGCTCCACCGCATCGGGGGAACGACCATCGGCAGATGCCGGGGCAGGAGCCGACCACATAGATCTTCGCCATCGGCGATGACCTGTTGGGCCGCCTCCGTGAGGCGAAGGTACCGGACGCGCTTGCCTTTTTGCGTGATCAGGGGCGTGGAAAAGGCGGGGGTCAGCCCCTCAGGGTCTGTTTTCGCCACGGCCAACAGGTTCGAGAGTAGGTAGCTCCCGAGATGGAAATGAGTTCGGCGGCCCCAGGCGCTCTCGATCATCCGTCGCCGCGCCACCCGCAGGATGTTCGTCGGTCTGAGTTGCCGCTTGTCCATCTGGACTCTCTGAGAGCGCCGTGTGCATGGTGATCACCGCCAGCTTGTCGGCCGGCAGCGAACACAACGGCGGCCCGTAGACCCGACGGCCGACCCCCGGCAGGCCGCGAAGGACGTCCCGTTGAGCTTCCCTGATTCGCCGCGAAAGGTCTCTGAACCATGCCACCAACAGCCGCTGTGCGGGCTTGATTGCGGCTCCGGCGCCCCGCCGACGGGCCTTCTCGGCCAGGAGGCGATAGCGGCGGACCCCTTCCTCGACAGCCTCTCGCTCCAGCGCGAGTTGCGCGGCAACCAGCGTGTCGTCAAACAGGTTCTTCACGGGCCGGCTTGCTGGTCATCCGCTTCCGTGGCGGAAACCTCGTCGGGGAGGCACCACCAGCCTTCTGGTAGGGTGACGCGATTCACCGACCGCTCTCGCCGGCCTTCAACGTCGACGTAGACGTGAGCGCGAACGGGCTCGGCCAGCTGAACCGGCTCACCGGGGGGAATTAGCACCGTGCGCGTGCGCACGCACCCGCCGAGTGAGACGATCGCGGCGACGGCGATTACGATCGGCATCCACTGCCGTATTCGGGGAGCGAACATACTGGAGCACCAGGTCTAGAAGTACCTTCACGACGACCTCTAGGATCGGCCGGAAGGCATCAACTAGTCCCGCCATCGCCCTTGACCTTGGCTCGGCTGGCGCTGTAGCCCAGTGCCGCCAGGACGGTCACGATGCCGCCGACCAGTTTGTTGATCCAGCTTTCGGCTGGCACAGCGTCCAGCAGGCCCGAGGCCATAAGGAAGCCCAGCAGCGTCGCAGCGAGCGAGAGCCAGAACTCCGTGGTCTTGTAGCCCGGCTTAGGTTGGTCCGTGCTTGCCATTTGAGCCTCCGTGCCCGGCACGCGCATTATGCTAGCCAATCGTCGGTCTGCTATCAAGCTTTTTTTTGAGGTTTTCCTCGGTTAGTTCCTCGCTCTTGTCAATACTCACGGCCCATCGCGGATCATCCAACACTTCAGGGGGACAGCCAAGCCGTTCCCAGATCATAAGTTCCTCGAAGATGCGCTCCCGTTCCACTGCCGGGAGGCGGGCGAAGAGAAAGAAGGCGCCCCGAAGGACGGCGGCTTGGTTTCGGCCGGTGCGTCGGCACCACACACGGAACGCGTCCGCGAAGTCTCCGCCGGGCCTAAGGTTCAGTTGGGCTCTTTCGTCTGACATTTGTGCGTTTCTCCTTTCTTTTGCGCGGTCGATGATAATTGTACCACGTCAAGCCAAGATTCCTCCATGCGATACGAAATTGGAAGAAAATTTTTTGGATAGCCACTTGACATTATAGTCGAACAAGCGCAACAATGACAAAAGACACTTCAACCTAGTTGCAAGCGGATGGTCATGGAAAGGTTGGTGGGACGAACACGGAAGTCGCGACCGCTTGATGAGGTCCCCTGCCACTCTGACGAGCCGTTCCTGGCCCGAGCGGCATCCCGTCTACTCCCCCGCTGTTCCCTAGCGTTGCGGTCGCGCCCAGGGGCGTGCCGGGCTTTCCTCCTTTCACCGGCACGCCCCGCCCATGTATTTAGCATTCCAGCCCCGCAGCCGGTTCCGTCATCATCCGCGGGGAGGCTTCTATGTCCAATCAGCTAAAACCCGCAGTAGCCCCCGCTTACCTCCGAATGGGCTTATTCGGCCGAACAGGCGCAGGCAAGTCCTACACGGCCGCAAAGGTCATGTCCCAATTCGTCCGCGATTACCTGCCCGAGAGTCAGGTTGCCATGTTCGATACCGAGGGCGGAGCCGGCTACTTGCGCGAGATGGTCAGGCAAATCTCGGGTAAGGAACTTCTGGTGATGACCGGCCAGACGTTCTCGGAGCTTATGGATTTCGCTGACGAGGTCGTGAAAAACGGCTACGTTGCGATTGTCGATTCGGTGACTCACCCCTGGCAGGCGCTCTGCGAGGATTACCTCACGGCAAAACGCAGTCGCGTTCAGGCTGCCGGCGGACGCACGGACACGGTGCGGCTGACGTTGCAGGATTGGGGACCCATCAAGGAGGTCTGGGGCCGATTTTCCAGTCGCGTCCGCTATGACCCTGTGCACTGGTGCTTGTGCGGGCGGGAGTCGGATGTCTGGGAGGATCTGGAAGATGAGGAAGGACAGCTGAGGGCTACGATTACCGGCCAGCGAATGAAGACGGAGCGCGACATGGGCTACGAGCCGTCCATCCTAGTTCGGCTGGTCCTGCGACACGGCAGGCACGTCGCCATCGTCGAAAAGGAACGGTTCGACGTGATGTGCGGCGCGACCTGCGAAGATCCGGACATTGAGTTCTTCCGTCCTCACATAGATCTCCTAAACCTCGGCGGCGAGGTTGCCAAGCCCCAGCCTGCCGAGCCGGCGTTCCGCCAGGAAAAGGGACCAAATTGGGAGACGATCAAGGCCCGGCGTGCCGGGATCCTGGAAAACATCAAGGACGACCTAGTTGTAGCGATTCCCGGGCAAAGCGCTGCCGAAAAGCGAAAGAAGATCGAGCTGCTGCGATCTGCGTTCGGCACGTCCAGCTGGACGGAGTTGGAGAGCGATCATAAGAAGTTCCCCGCTAGCAAGCTGCGCGCCGGACGCAAGCGGCTGGCGGCCCTGCTTGCAGAGGCTAGGTCCAGTAAGGAGCAAAGTGATGCCGCGAACCATTGACGACATCCCAGACCCCGCAGCTGATCGGTGGCCGCCGGCTGGCTGGCACGATTGCGTCCTTGTCGAGGTGCACTACTGGCGCAGCCCCAGGAAGGGCACTCCCGGCGTTCGGCTCACCTTCCAGAGCGAGGACGGGAACTATCGCTTCTCCGATGCGATATGGATGACGCCCAAGGCGATTAACCGCTGGAAGATGCTGGCCCTCCACATCTGTCAGTTCCCTCGGGCTCTTCAGTTGCCCGACGAAGACGCGCACGCGGTCCGGCAGTTAGCCGACTATGTCGTCAGGAACGGCCCCGGCTGTCGAGGGCGGGTTCTGATCGAGGAGGAGGCGTATGAGTACTTCGACCAGGAAACGGGCCGGCGGCGTCGAGGAACACGACATCGAGTGGCGTTCGCCGGCTTCGCGGCCCCGGAGTCACCAGCGGAGGACCGGCCCGAACCCGCTGCCGATTTGGAGCCTGCGGACGCCGAAACCTTGCCCGGCAACGCGCCGGCGGCACCCGGGCCGCTGCCGCCGGACGACATCCCGTTCTAGGGGTCGCCGGCCAGAAAGGACAAACCGATGGCACATAACGTTCTGGAAGCAGTCAGAGTGCCGCAGGTGAAGTTTCCGGCGGAATCGGCTCAAGAGGTGGCCATTCGCGATCGGGTTTCGGAGATGCCCAAAAGTTGCGTCAAGACTTATCTGGCGGCCATGAAAGGACGCTCGGCTCGATCGGCCATCCGGGCCTTCTGCCATATGTGTATGGGCTGGGCCGACTACCGGGCCGGCATCCGCCGGTGCAGCGACCCGGCCTGTCCGCTCTATCCGTACAGGCCGTATCGGGACTGAAAGGCACGGCCATGTCACGATTCAGCGACTACTTGAAGTCACTCGGTGCCTGCCGAGGTGCTGTCGCCTGGTCAGCCCAATTTCGCGGCGCTCAAGCCGCCTGGGAGGCCTGCGATCGCGGCGACTGGATGCTGTGGCTCCTAGCGAGGCGAATGGGCGATATCCGAGGCGAAAAACACCGGCGGCTCGTCAAGCTGGCCTGCGCATGCGTCAGGTTGGCCCTGAACCGCGAGGCCGATGGCCAGGGCGGGATCGGCATGATATTGCAGGCCGTCGAAGGCTGGGCGGATGGCCGACTAGACGGAACGGACCTTGTCGTCTGCCGAACGCTGCCCTCCGCACTCCACACGCTCACCTGGACCCCCTTCATCCCCGACCCCGCTGACCAGGCTGCCTGCGTTGCCGACGTTGCCAGCAGCGCCGCGCATGCCAGGGCCTACGCCGCCTGCGGCGCCAGAGCGACCAACCGCGTGGCCTTCGTCCACGAGCAGGCCCGCACGTTGCGCCGCATGGCCGACCTGATCCGCCAACAGGTCCCCGACATTCGCCGGTGGAGGGCGCGATGACGCGAGGTGGAATCATGCACGGAAGATTAGTCCCTATGACGCAGAAAACTGAATCATGGGCACCACGGATGCCTGACGGCCGCCCGGCGCCATACCTGATGACCAAGGCGGAGGTCGCCGAGTTTCTCCGGCTCGACGGGAGCCAGCTCGGAGTCAAGTTATGGCGGCTCCGCCGGAACCGAGGCTTGCGAGGCCTGAAGGTGGGTCGGTGTGTTCTTTACCCGCTCAATGAGGTGTTGCGCTTCGTCCATAACGAGGTGGAGCGGAGGCCGCAATGAGCCGGATACTCGCCATCGACCCAGGACCGGCACACAGCGCATATGTGCTGCTTGAGGGGCGAGAGGTCCTCGATCGGGCCATCGAACCCAATCTGAATGTGCTGCCGGCGATCAAGCGGAACAAGCACGACTGTTTGGCGGTCGAATGGCTTACGGGCTACGGCATGGCTGTCGGGGCATCCGTCTTTGAAACGTGCTTCTGGTGCGGCCGCTTCATCGAGGCGGCTCGCTCTCCGTACCTGCTGATTCCCAGGCATGTCGTCAAGCGAAAATTGTGCGGAACCCCGAAGGCCCGAGATAGCAACGTACGGGCTGCGATCATAGGCCTCTACGGCGGCGACCGGCCAACCGCAATAGGGACCAAGAAGAAACCCGGACCGCTCTACGGGATCAAGCGCGACATGTGGGCCGCTCTGGCAGTTGCAATCGTGGCCGCTTGCCAGCTGGATTCCGCGACGAACGTGGCGAGCTGTCCGGAACCGACGAAAGGAGCATGAGATCCGTGGAGAATGACGGGCTGATTCGTGGAGGCCAGGGGCGGGTTGCCGGCGAACTGGTCGAGATGACGAAAAGGCTGGGTTGGGTCGTTGTTTGGAGCCTCGTTGTCCTCGTCTGCGGATTGATTGCGGGGCTCTGGAAACCCCTTGTTGGCGGATAAGGGAACGAGACGGCAGGGCCGGGGCAGGTCAGGCGAAGGATCGCCGTGCGGACGGATGGGATCAAGCCCGCCCCGGCCCGCCAACCCGTCGTCGCGCAGGCAGCGCCCGGGCGACGGGACGGTATGGCAGGCTGATAGGACATTGGCGTGGCAGGCAAGATCCTCAAGCTGAATGCGGCGGTCGCTAGGCGGACAGATTTAACCCCGAGCGACAAGCTCGTCTTGGCCGTTCTCAGCGCCTACGCTGGCGCCAATCGGGCGACATGGCCGGGAGTTCGAGTCCTGGCGAGGGAGTCGGGTTTGCACCGGGTAACGGTCCTGAGAGCCATCAGGAGATTGGAAACACGCGGGTTAATGGTGAGCGGCTACAGAAAGAGCCCTGCGAACAGATCCAGTGTCGCAAAATGCGACCGGTCGCAAAATGCGACCGTTCGCAAAATGCGACCGACTCTGGTTGCAAAATGCGACCAGCCTTGGTCGCAAAATGCGACCCCCCTTGGCTGCAAAATGCGACCGGTCGCAAAATGCGACCAGTCGCAAAATGCGACGATCTCCGGTCGCATAACCGACGGCGGTTCGGACGGTAATGGCGATTCTTACGCGCGCGCGCACGCGCGCGACAGTACTAACAGTAGTAATATAGTTACTAATAGATCCCTTAGTAATAGTAATCCCCTAAAGGGGGGGGATAAAAGGGGGGGGAAAGAGCGCCGGCACGAGCCGTTTGCCGATGCCTTCCGCGAAGCTTTCGAGTCGCACTTCGGTACGACCTACTCCTGGGCCAAGTCAGATTTCGTGCAGCTTGCTGCGTGGCGGAAGAACTGGCCGGCCGTCTCTCCCGGGGAGTTTGCCGAGACGGCGAAACGCCTCTGGAGTCTAGGACAATTCGCCCCCGCCGCCAGCCTGACCATACGGGGGATGTGCGCCCGGTGGCCTCAGTTGCAAGCCACACTTCGACTGCGCGGAGGCGGAAGTCGTTATGACATCCATCCTGACGGCTACGACGAAGGGATCTGTGTCAATGACCGAAATGACCGTCCATGAGCACATCGAGAGACACCGTGTCGCTAGCCTACCACCGAGGTACAGGTGCCGGAAGCTCTCGGATTTCAGCCAGGCGATTCAGACACGGATGCTGGGCTTTTTGGATGACTCTAGTTGGTGCTGCTACATCTACGGCGCGGTTGGCACCTGCAAGAGCTCGCTGGCGGTTGCAACGCTTCAAACCTGGCGGGATCGCCAGGTCGGACTGCGCCGCGCCCAGGGCCACTTCGTGCCGATCTATAGCCTGGCCGAGGTTCTCCGTAACCTAGCCGTCAGCGCTTCAACTCTAGACGCCTGGAAGCAAAGCCCTTTCCTGATCTTGGATGACCTCGGGGCCAGCCGCTCCACGCCACACATAGTCGAACGGACGTGCTTCCTGTTGGAGTACCGTTACGACCACTCGGACGGCAACGCCAAGACGATCGTCACGAGCAATCTTGACCTGAAGCACCTGGCGGAAGCCTTGGATCCCCGCCTTGCCTCCCGGCTACAAGAAGGATTGATCCTGAACATGGGCCGGCATGACATGCGGCGGGCAGGGACTCGGAGACTGGTCGATGCTGAGAGTGTGGCAACCGATTCGTGAAGCTCCCCCGTTAAGGGGACTGCGACCCTTGAGCAAGCAGGTTCGGCCGTGGTGGGCGGCTGGCCTAAAACGGCTGGAGGCTACGGTATATGCTTGCGGACCGGGGCGCTACCTGCACGTGACGGGGTACCGGCGGAGGGATGATTGGCTCCGGGCAGGTACCGACGCACTGGACGGCTACGAGCGGGTTGATCGCTGGTACATGCTGCTTCGACGGGAAAAGGACGGAACTCGACGGTGCCCCGGCGAACCTACCTGATGTATGTGGTGTGCCACAGGACGAGCAGGGGCCTCAATCCGTGGAGGGGCTACGTCGGTCGGGTGACGCTGTTCTCGGAGGAGTCCGAAGCCCGGTGGTTTGCCAAAACCATCATGGACCACGATCCCACGGTTCGCGGGCTTTGCGTTAGGGAAGCCGCGTTAACCGTGGACCTCAGCGAGGAAGACGGCTGACCCGTCCGGTGCTGATTTTTGTACCCAAATTGTACCCAAACGGGCGCAACGCGAGCGCAATTCCACGTCAAGGCACACGCAATGTGCGTTGCATATTCTTGCAGCGGCGTACGTTAGATACTGGCACGCAAGGGCTTACAGCGCCCTTCCTTAGCTTGGGAAGCTGGCATTCTGCCACTGAATTACGCCCGCATGTCGTTAAACCGTAAAGGATTGCGTGGCTCGGAGATTCTCGGCAACAAAATTGTACCCATTTTGTACCCAAACTGGTTGTCAAGCGCTACGATGGCTTGGCGACAAGAGCCGGCTGTGCAGCCCGCTCGAAGTCGCTGTCCTTGACCCGGTGGTAGTAGGTCGCGGCGACCTCGGGGCTGTGTCCAAGCCACTGGCAGACTGTATACGGGTCGAATCGCTGCATCCAGTCCATTTCCGCGTTTTTTCGCAACGTGTGGCACCAGCGTTTCCACGCCGGAACGCCTGCCCGCTGGCAGAGTGACCGGAAACCCTTCCAGAGGTGATTCTGCTTGGGAAGACTTTCTGGCGGGATGACCCGCGGACCGGACAACTCGCTGGAGGCGCGCGCGTAGGCATCAACCAACAGCCGGTAAAGGTCCGGGTCGATCGGAACCTCGCGGCAGGCATCCTTCGTAGTGCGGTAGCGGCGCTTGCTGACGACCCATAGGCGCCGCGTCTCGAAGTCGACGTGCTCCCATCGCAGCCGAAGGGCCTCGCCTTGCCGTAGGCCAGCTAGCCGGCAAAGGGCCAACAACAGCTGCCAGCCGATGGACGGGCTGGCGTCCACAAGCCGCCAAAGCAGCTCGCGGCTGACGTAGAACCAGCGCTTTTCCGGGCGGGGCGGCGTGCCTCGGAGTCCGACAAATGGGTTCCGCAAGAGCAGGCCCTCGCGGGTGGCGGCCTGAAAGATCGCCTTGGCCTCCCTGACGCTACGGCAGACTGTCGGTTCGCTGGGAACGCCCCGCATCCGGCGGTTTGCGCCGGCTAGCTCGCCCCGCTCGAGCGCCGCTCGCCAGTCGGCCGCATCGGCAGGCGTGATCTGGTCCATGCGTATCGCGTCACCGAAGTAGGCCAGCAGGTAGCGGATCGTCTGCCGGTACAGTTCCACAGTACCCGGCGCGAGGCGCGGGCGGTTCCGCAAGTAGCGTTCGGCGTAATCTCGCAGGGCGGGGGCGTCCCCGGGCTCCGTCCGGCCGCTGTTCAGCTCAAGCTGGAGCAGGTCGACTCGGTGTTGGGCGGCCCGGCGGGTAATCTTGGCGCGTGACCCGAGGCCCTTGGCGTGCTGCCGGCCCAGATGGTCACGCCATCGGGCTTGCCAATATCGGCCGTTGCAGACCAAGTGAACGTGTATCAGATTCATGGTTCTGCTCCCTCAGCTTGCTCTTCCGGCGCCCGGCAGCCGCGTCCGCTAAGCAGGCTGCTTGAGGACAGGCCGAGCGCGGCGGCCATTCGGTCCAATGTGGTCCAGGACGGGTTTAGCTGACCGCGTTCGACGTGGCTCCAGTGGGCCTGGGTGATCCCGGCCCGGGCTGCAGCTTGCGATTGGGTCAAGCCCAACCGCTTCCGGCGAGCCCGGAGCCGTGCCGGCACCGGAATCTTCACGCTCTTGTTCATTGATGACCTCCTCAAGTAGGCTCTCAAGCCAGCGAATCTTGCACGCCTTACAGCAGAACGTTCGTAGCTCGCCTGCTGCTTCTAGGACGGCCCAGCCCTCGGGCAGCGAGCCTTTGGCCGGAATCCGCCAAGTTCCACATTCATCGCACTCGTACTTGATCATTGCTTTCACTCCCATACCGGCTCATACGTCTACCGAAAAATGTCATCTCGACAGGTGTACAGCCTCCCCCCCCCCCGATGCCCGGGATGATCCAATCGCCGCGTTTCGCCTTCGGCGGGCAGCGTAACTCCAAGCAGCCCCCCCAGGCGAGAAGACCGCCCATTCGCACTCGCCGACCAACAAGCGTTCCGCAGCAGCTATGATGCCCTCGGGTGGGGGACTCTCTAGGGTTGCTTGATCGTCTGCGAGGAATTGCGGATCATCTTGCCAGTGCGGTCCGTAGAACTCGGCACAGACAGCCTGACCCGGGTCCCAAGTCTTGCCGCAGCGACGGTCGTAGATGCCCCCGCCCCACCGGTCGGCGATGCGATCAATCAGTGCAACAAGTTGCCTCCATCGCGGGTGCATTTTGCCTCCTTCCGGCAATGTCGGCTCGCGCTGGTCTGTCTCAGTCGTCATGATCCGGCTCCTTTGATAATTCTCTCCTGCTGACCGCGACAGGTGCGCTCAAGCGCCTCAGGCGGAGGTCTCCGCTTGGAGCGCACCTGGCGGCAGCGTTCCACCGGACGGGCCGGCGCCGGTCTATCCGAAGTAGTGCAGATTCCGGGACATTATCGCGCCGACAACCTTACCGGCCGTCATAATTGCCTGAGGCCGTGTGGGGTCCCCAGTCCAGCCGATGTCGCAGCGCAGCCGGCGGGTGATCCAGAAATATTCAGACGGAGTGAACCACAGGCCGCGGGCCCTCTGGTCTTGGTGTGACCAGAGGGACCAGCCGAAGAGAACGGGTGTATCTCGGCGGTCTACAGCGGCGTATGAAGGAGACGGGATGGGGACTCCCGGTCCAGGCCAAATGCGGGCGATCATTTCCGGCGTGACGGGCGGTCTGCATCTGGGGTAGCCCCGAAGGCTGGAATGTAGCTCAAGCCGGACGATCCAGAATCCGTCAGTGAGGTGCATGTGATCGTCGGTTTCTCCGTAGCCGTTGGCGAACCGAAACGGAGGTGCGGACGGCCCCCGGCGGCGTGAGATTTCCTCATCTCTGACAGGCCTGACGCGGTATTCGAAGCGGTAGGGGATGTCCAGCTTGTCGCGTGTGGCCCGGTCAATGCCGATGTCGCGGGGCGACGGCAGAACCTGATTGACTGCGATGGTAGGCATGGTCAATCTCCTTTCGTTGTCTGTACGGACGCGTAAAGCAGGTCGCCCAGCCCGATGCGGGCGAACCCTTCGATTAGCTCAGCGTTCCCGCCGGTGTCGATGCCGCGAAACTTCCATCCGTGCGCTTCGTTCCAGGCCTTGAAGCGGCGGATTTCGGCGGCAAACTCCGCGTCGGACTCCGCGACCCAGCGGGTGACGTCGCCTTCGACGTAGTTGAGGATTTCACGCCGGGCAGGGCTGGCCCAGGTGCCGTAATAGTAGGCGTCCTGGCTGGTGTCGATCTGCGCCCAACCGCGGCTCGGGTGGCACAGCCCGAAATCGAAAGCGTATCGGTCGGACATGGGGAGGAAAGATCGTTCAATTCTCATGGCGAATCTCCTTTCTTGCTTGTGCCTCGTACGATTCCTCGATAATCGGCCAGAACCGCTTCGGCTTCCGTGCTGGATTATTCCGGCAACCGGTCTCGTCCTTGATGCGCACGAGCCTATCGCTCTCCCATTCGAGCAAAAAGGTGCCCTCCCGGGTCACGATCGACAGCTTGGCTTTGCTACCCTGCCGGACTAGTTTGCCGCACATATAGCCGCACTGAGCGGCGACGCGGTGGAGGTGTTTAGATGCTCGCTCGGGCGACCATCGAACGTTCACTTCGGCTTCGCCCTGGCCACCGATCACGATGTTGCGCTTCCCCTCTTTCTCCAGCTTTTCGAGGCGCAACAGCCCGATGCCTTCCCTCCAGTTCGCATATCGGCGGCCCCGCCCATCATCCGACGCGCTGAAGCAATCGTGGCATCGCTCGTGAGTGAGGCAGTACATGCATGTGGCGCAGCAAACGGGGATATTCATTGTCGCTTGCGTTGTCGTGTCGTTCATCGGGGCTTCCTTTCGCAGTGGTTGTGAGCCGCAAGGGTGCAAGGTGCGTCAACCCCAGGGAGCGGCTTCATATGCCGGCGACGATGTTACGACCGGGTCGACGTGCCGCGAGCCCGGTTGGAACTCGGGTTCGCGGGCCAGGCGGTCTAGGTGTGGTCCGATGTCCTTGTGTGTGAGCCTCATTGCGTGGATCTCCTTTCGCATTGCTTGGGGTTAGACTCTCCGACGTAGAAACTGCAAAGAGCCCGGGGATCCTGGTAGGAAAACCAGCCGGTTTCCCTGTTGTAGGTTGCCTTAGCTGCTGGACCGTAATACGTCGCCGGGCCGTCATCTTCGACGGAGAACACACAAACCAAGCGGCCGTCGTCATAGGATCCTGGCGACGGCTGATAGCCGCGCTTCTGGAGCAGCGCCTTGAAACCGGGCAGATCCCAAGATTGCGGCAGGGGCAGCTTGTTGCGACGGCCGCGCTTGTTTCGGGCAGTTGCGGTAGTCATCGTGCTTTCCTTTCGATAAGCCGAAGGTGTTAGACCGGAATGATGCGGGCTTTGGGATATCGGCTTGCTAGTCGGGCGGCGGCTTCGCGTGATGGGAATCGGTGAGCCTTAGAAGGGTCGGGAGTCCATCGGGAACGCGGGTTGTCGGAATGTGGGTCGGGCGGGACGGCGACATAAAAGATGGACGGGGTGCAGCGCGGGCAAGGATCTTCGATGATGTAGGCTTTGGGCTGGGGACTTGTAGTGGTCATCGTTAATCTCCTTCGTGCTGGTGGAAACGTGTTTGCGTCGCGGTCGCCAGTCGATCGCGCCTTTCTACGCATATGGTAGCCAAAAGCGGCAACGTGTCAATAGGATTTTATATTTTTTTTTGCAGGAATTGCTAGCCATTCGGAGAGTGCGCGCACTACGGGCCGAAGATAATAGGCGGTAGCCGGCGCCGAGTGAGTTTGCCGGCAAAGCATATCGGCCGGCAATATGAGCCCGGGCCGGATGGCCCGGGCCGGCAAGCCGGCAAAGTACATCGGCCGGCAACATGAGCCCGGGCCGGCTAAGTCAGCCGGCAAGTCGGCGAAGTACATGGGCCAGGAATCCGACGGACGGATGGAGAAAAAAGCAGGGGACATAGGACTAGGATTACGTCCGGAAAGTATCGGACCGGCTGCCAGCTGCCGGCTGCCGGCTAAGAGACCGGCTTGCAGCGGAGAGTGGAGGATCGGCACAAACCGCGCACAGAAGCGCCGTAAGTATCGGGAAATAAAGAGCAGGGTGTTAGCTTCCGTAGCTACATGCCCGGGCGAAGCCGGCTTTTCCGGCCGATTGCCGGCTGCCGGCGGAAGACCACCAGGGGCCGGAGACCGGGGCCGGGGGGGCGGCCGCGGCCGGATGAGACCTGATTAGGCACTTACAAGTTCCCACTTCGAACTTCTGGAGCATTTCTTGGGCAGTTGGCCGGTAGCGGGCCGGGGGTTTTTGATCGTCGGCGCCGAGTTTTCGGATTTTGGGGAGAAACCCGCCCTCAATGCCGTTTTAGGAACGAAAAACGGGGCGAAGTCGTCTTGATCGGCCAGAGAGTCGAGTTTAGTCGAGATCGTCGCTCCTGCGATTCTAATCACGCAGTTTTGCCGGGTTCTAGGAGACTCTGCGGGCCGTGGTTCACGGGAAGCAGGGCCTCTCGATGATGCCCGCCATGATCTCCCGGCTCCCCCCGAGCACGGTTGCCGGGTCACCCAGCCAGGTGTCGATCCGGCAGCCGTCGACCTCGATCTGTCGGAAGGGCCGCAGGGCGGTCCAGAATCGTCGCTTCAGCTCGCAGGCACACCGCCGTTGATGGTAGTTTTCCGAGAGTTCCAGATTTCGGATTCGTTGGTAGGCCTGCTGGGTGTACCGAAGGTCATTAATGCCCTCGCGGATAGCTTCGAGGCTGTACGTTCCGACCCAGCTGTTCGGTGCCCTGTAGGCCAAGGTTGACGGTCCGCCGACGGTCCAGGGATAGCTCAGCGGCTTCTGGCCCTCGGTTCGGTAGAGCGTCCAGCCCATCGCCCCGTCCAGGTGGCTGTTGAACAGCAGGAAGCCGTAGAGCATACGGGTCAGGGCTGGATCGCGGACAAGCCCGGCGGCCCAATACCACAGCTCCAGCCGGTTTCGTTTGGAGGGAAGCTGCGGCCCGTCGGCGTCCCATGCCGTTCGGGCGAACTCGGCCTGGAGCGCCGCCAGGTAGGCGTAGAGGTCCTCGTTATAATCCTCATACGGCGGACCGAGGTTAAGGTTTTGAACGGCAAGACCATAGCTTGCGGCCTCAAGCGGCTCGTAGTAGCGAACGCCGTAGGTGGCCTCGATTTCGTCGTAGAGCTCGCTGTGGCGGTCGGCCAGCTGCTCGGCGCAGTCGAACGTCAGGGACGTAATGACCAACCCGTTCGCCGAATGGATCGACTGGCTCTTCTGACAGTGCAGATAGGCCAACTCAAGACTCTTATGCGGCTCGTCGACCCCGTAGTTCCACTGCGTCAGCCCGGGGTACTGCTGGACCCCCAGCAGCGGGGCGGCAATGTTGATAAAGTGCTTGATCCCGGCCGCAACGAGTTGTTGGTGCTCCTCCGTCAGGTTGTCGTACCGGAGGATCTCGAAGTTCATCTCCTGACACAGATCAAGGGTCGGCGGCTCAAGGGGGTCGTCCTGATCGTGGAGATCGGTGTAGACGCCCAGGACGTTGCCGGAATGGGCCTGGAGGGCGAAGGTCCGGACCATGACCACGAACGGGACGGCGAGGATAAGTTCTTGCGTCGCCGCATCTTCGATTTCGATACAGCCCTCGTAGCGACCTGCCGCTACGTCGGGCGGCACGCTGACGGTCACGAGGACCAGCCGCACATCGCCCGGATTCATTGCCAGCAGGTCCAGCCGGCCGGCCGGAACATAGTCCGGCAAGATCGGGTCGTCATCGTCCTTGTGATCGTCGTACTCCTGCTCGTTTTGAAGCAGCACGTCGGGGAGTTCTATCCCCGGGTCGCTTTCCTTCCCGAGTCGCTCTCGGAGGACCCGCGTGTAGGCGTCCCGGCGGTAGACCATCATTACAACCCGGAGCTTTACGTTCGCGGCGCTTAGGTGCTCGGAGCCGTAATCTAGGCCAGAACAGGACAGCCTGGTCGCCGGCACGCTTGCCGTCGCCTGCAACGTCAGCATGGCCGATGTCGTTTCGTTGACCGCAGCTCTGAGCAACAGGGGGCGGTTTACGGATATGGCTTCGGCATTCGGCGGCAAGGTGTTGGCCAGCAGGTTCACGGGCAGCGAGGGCGTACGGTAGGCCAGCAGGTCCGCCATGTCCTACACCTCCGCCCAGCGGGGGGCTGGAGAGTTGACCTTGATGCCGCATTTTTCGAGGTCCTGATAATAGAGCTCTAGGTCGAAGGCCTTGGCCTGCTCTTCGGCATCCTGGTTCAGCATCTCGCGGAAGAGGTTCACGGCGGCAGCCAGGGCCTCGACGCGGTCGTCATGCGGCAAGGAATTGCGATCGCGCGTAATCCGCGTAACCTGCCACATAGCCTCTCGGTCGGCAGCGACGGATGTGTCCAGCACAAGGCGGTGCTGGTTCATCACGGGTTCCAGGGCTTCGATGATGCGAAGCTCCTTCTGGCCGCTGTTGTGGACAGTTTCGACGCTGCACTCCCAACCGTCCGGGTAGGCATCGTCCCGGCCGGGTTCCAGCACGTGCCTGCGGATGATCGGCTGGATAAGCTGAGCGAGCATGTCGCCGCCGAAGTTGCTTTCGATAACCAGTTCCCAGCAGTGGTACTGGCGCAGTTCCTTGACGATCCGGGTCAGGTTTTCGATGGTCGCCTTCGGCCCCTTGCCGCCGATCGCGCCCAGTCGCTTGACGTACAGAAAGCCGTGAAGCTGGCCGACGATGGCCCAGGCCATTTCGTCCTCGCCTGCGCCGGCCGGATCCAGGAAGGCCTTGCAGCCAACGTAGGGCGCCCACTGCTCGGCAACCATTGCCGGGCCGTAGAAGCACGTGTCGTCGCCGAGCCCCACGCCGGGGATCTCCTCCACGATTGTCGGACCGTAGGCGTTTCGCTGCCCCCAGGCCAGCATGGTCGGGGCCTGGACCGGGTCGACGGACGTGACGATGAAGTCGCGGAGCTTCAGCGGGTGCCGGTCAGCCTCTTCCAGCTTGGTGATGAGCTGGTACTGCATCAGCCAGCCTGACCGGCCGCTGGTCAGTTCCTTCTCCTGAAGCTCTACATCGCTGAATCGCTCAGGCCAGGTCGGTTCGCCGGGGCGGATTCTGCCGGCCGCATGGGCCTGCGCTAATCGGGGAGAAATGTAGGGCGTCGGCTCGCCGTCCTGCGGATAGCGGGCTGGCCACGAGCGAAAGGTGAACCCGCGTTCCTCGACGAGGAAGTCGTAGAGGCTCTCTTCGTGGTGAGGCGTTCCCAGGAAGACGATGTCGCCGCCGGGAAAGAGAATGTGGGTGAACTCCTCGCAGCGATGGCGAAGGGCCTCTCGCTGGCTCCTGGTCATGGAGTTTTCCTTCTCCTCCACGTCATCGGCCACGATCAGCGAGGCCCGGCCGCCGGTCATCTGGCCGGTCATGCCGCAGGTCCAGACCGAAGGGACGGCTTGCCGCTGGCAGGGACCGACGTCGAACTGTGTGGCCGAATCCCGTTGCCAGGAATTGGGAATCGGTGCCAGATGGTTCAGCCACGGGATCCGGTCGATCCAGCCGCGAATCAGGAACAGGCTGCGCTCGGCCATTCGGTTCGACTTGGAGGCGATCAGGATTCGCTCCTGAGGGTTCCGCAACAGCCGCCAGAGGACGTAGGCGTTGGTGATGTACGTCTTGCCGAGCCCGCGAAACCCTCGCACGCCGCGGAATCGCGGGCCGTTGGAGACCCAGTCGGCGATGTCGTACTGTACCCAGCTCGGATCGGCGTGGCCGACCAGTCGCCAAAGCTCGCGCAGGAAGAACAAGAAGTCGTCTCGGAGGCGGTCAAGGTACTTGGTTTTCGTCGAGGTCTTCCTGGGCGGCATGTTCGTCGATCTCCGGTAACCTCAGCGGCTCGAACTCTTCCTCGGCCAGGCGATCACGGACCTCCATGATGGGATCGTCGGGCGTCGGCACCTTGGAGATGCCAAGATCCCGAACGCGCTGTCGGGCAACGTTGAGATAGCTCGCCGGCGCGGGCCGGTAGACGATCTTGCCGTGTTTGTCCCGGACTACGCGGCCGGCGTTGTCCACGAGGGGAACGCCCTTGGTGATCACATCGAGCAGCATCTTGTCCAGGGCCTCGGAGATCTTCTCGCCTCGCTCGGTTGTCGGATCTGAAGGCGTGGGCATAACTACTCCTTCCTGATTCTCCGGCTTGGCGGCTTGAGCCCCGTCGTGAAGGCCGCCGCCAGAACGGTTCCCAGGCAGTTCCAGGCCGCTTCGGCGCGCTTGGTGTTGTGGATCGCTGCCGGGATTCCTGTATCGGCGGCCCAGACGTGGGCCAATTCGTGAAACAGAACGACAAGCGGCGGGTCCTGGACGGCGCGAATCCTCCCCGTGTTCAGCCAGATGCGAGCGGACTTCTCGGCTATCACGTAGACGACCAGGCCGCTGGGACTCTCCTTGCGGTCTTCCTCGTCAACCCAGCTTGGGGGCTGGCCGGAGACATCGACGTCGAAGACCCAGTCTTGCATCCAGAAGCACGACTGGAACCATCGAACGGCTCGCTCGACGGTCGCGGCCGACGGCATGGCGGCTCGGCGGGTCCTCACCTTCGCCTCGCCCGGTTGATGTGCTCGGCCTGTGCCTCGGCCCGGGCGCGGCTGCGATGCCCGCCGCCGTCGACAGGCTTGCCGGGCAGGCCGCTTTCCGTCCTGGCCCTGGCGATGCGACCGTTGGGTTCGACGATGCGGTACTTTCCCCCTCTGCGCTCGACGTGGACGGGCATGGCTCACCGTCGCTTTCGCGGGCGGAGCTTGCTGAGCGTCCTGGCAAGGCGTGCCCGCCGGCCGACGGCTCCCTTGCGCTTGGCCGCCGCCTTGAGCTTGCTGCTGGGAATCTTCTTGCCCTGCGGCACGCCCAGATCACGGTGAAGCTGGCCGGGCCGCTTGATCGCGCGTTGGATCCACTTCCTTTTCCTAGTAGCCATAGCTGAATCTCCCGTGAGACTTGAGGTTAACGACGCCTGATTGGCCGCCGGCGACCGCTCGACTCTTGCCTTTGGCGTTCCGGCCGGCCGCCGAAGAGCAACACCTGAACCTTTTCCTTGGGCGTCCGGTTTGCCTTCGAGCGAGCTCGGCTGACGCGATAGGCGGAATCGAGGGCTTCTCGCAGCCGGTGCAGGACGTATGCGTCAAAGGACGGCGTATCGGTAATTGCCGAGAGGATGTTGTTGCCCACTTCCCAGTAGGGCATGAACAGCCTCGCGGCGGTCGTGAACTCCCGGATGAATCGGTCGATCTTGTTTGACCTCTCCTCCCTCGGGGCGCTTGCCGCTTCGATGAAGCTCCGGCCGAGATTGTAGATCCGGCCCAGAGCGCTGACGGTCAAGCCGCCAGGCGTCCAACTTACGATGTTGATGATCCAGTACGGGTTTCGCTTTTTGCCGGTTAGCCGGCGCCAAAGCTCGCCTACGGCGCCGGCCCCGAAGACGTAGAGGCCCAGCATTGCCGCGTAGGCACTTCGATTCCGGGCGCCGCCCTCCAGGGCGGCCTTGCGCATCGTTAGGCCGACCCGCTCGATATACGCCCGGCCGAAGGTCATTAGGTTGCCGATAATCCGACCGACTCCGCTCATTTCCCAAGGCGAGCGCTGGGACCGGTCGTACTGGACGTGCACGTTGTCGGTGTGGCACTTTGCGATATACCTGGCGGCGGCGTCCTTTCCGTCGCGGGCCAAAATGCCGTAGGCTATCTTTCGCTGGAGGGGCTCCAGCGCGCGGATCCCGGCGTTGTCCATTGCCCTCGCCACTGCCTCGGCGTCGCTGAGGTCGACGTCCCGAAGGGCTCTCCTGGCCCGCGAGAGGCGCATTGCGTAGCACCAGATCCGGTTAACCGTGTCTCCCCGGGCGTAGAGGTCTATCCACTGAGCCAGCTCAACGCCCTGGCGGAGAACCGGAACCGGGAGCGGCTCGTGCTCGCCGAACATCAGGTGATAGCGGATGCCGAATCGCTGGCTAACCTGCTGGTTGAAGTAGTCCCAGTCCTCCTTGGTCAGCTTGTAGTCAGCACGCGCGCCCCAGCCCAGCCAGAAGTCCTCGTTGAGCGCGATGTTCTGCACGAGGTTCCGCATCGTGTAGTACGGGATGCAGAAGATCGCCGAGAAGGGTGCCTGCACGAACCGCTCGACGGTCTGGAGCGCCAAGCCGACGTCGGGCGTGCCCTTGACCTGATTGAGCCACTGCCTTAGCGCCAAGCGAACCTCGGCGGGATTGGCCAGTCGCTCTACGTTCGAGGCATAGAGCTCGTCGACAATTTGAAACCAGGGTCGCAGGTAGGCATAGTTCAGGATGCGCCTCAGGGCGCTTTCTACCCGCCAGAAGATATCCCGCTTCTGCTTGGTGCTGACCGGGGCCTTTCGCTCTTGGAGGTTCGCCGTGGAAAAGGCATGGCCGGGGATGCGGTTGATTCCGATCCGTCGGAAGATGTAGTCCCGAGGCGCGTAGCCCTTCGAGATGACGCCCCAGGTCTTGTCGGCCAGGAACTTCTTGAGCGCCTCTTCCCCGCCGGTCTCCCAGATCTCCTTGGCCTTGCGCAAGTCGGCGGCGGGCGCGTTGGGGATCTTCCTGCCCGTCTCGATGTACTGCATGGTCCGCAGGTAGCGAACCGTCCCCTCCATGTCCTTTTCGACGGCCTTGATGGCCTCGGCCACGGCGACGTGGTCCTTGGTGATGCCCTCCGGGCGGGCGGGAGCTCCGGGCACCGGCAGCTCGGACTCAATGAGGTCGCTTACCTTCTGCTGTTCGGCCGGGTCAGCCAGGATTTTGGCCGCCCGCGGCGAGCTTTCGGTAATGCGGGCGAGCTGCCTGGCGACCTCGTGCCGAATCATCATGTGCACCTCTTCGATCTTTTCGTAGACCTGATAGAACGGCACATCGGGAAGTTGCTCTTGTAACGTGAGCATGTAGTAGCGCATGGACTTGAGCTTGAAGGCCTTGGCCGGCGTTCTCTGCCTTGGGGCCAGCAGCGCGTCCATCGCCGCCGCATTTGCCCGAACCCCGCGCTTGGCCGGGTCCTCCAGGGCCAGCCTGTGCGATTCCAACAGGCGAACGAGCGGCGCCTCCCGATTCATCTTGGCGATCAGGAGCCTTGCGGCCCGCTCCGAGAGGAAGTTTTGCCGGTCCCGGTAGCCCAGCGTCTTGATGCCGAGTTGCTGCATCTGACGGTCGAAATGCTCTTCGGTAAGCCCGTGGTTGGCGATCAGCGTCTCGCGGAGGGTCCAAATCCTGTCGACGAGCTCCGGGTCGGCAACGCGGACCCGTCCCACGCGCTTGGGAAGGGCCTCTTCGACCTGCTGTAGGATCCGCCGCAGGTGGCCTTCCATGACCGTCCTGTGTCGCAGGGATGTTTGGCCGGTTATCTTCTGTGTGATTTCCCGAACGGTCTTCTCGCTGATGCCTCGCTTGGCCGCCACAGCGCGGATCCTGGATCGCAGGGCTTTGAGCGTCGGCATCCCGACGGCCTCTGCGAGCTTCTGGTAACGGTCAATGTCTTCCGGCGCGGCTCGCTTCCGAATCTTGCCTGCCTTCGTCAGAACCCTCGGGGCCAGTTCTTCGAGCTCGGCTCGCATCGCCACGAGCTTCTCGGCGGCAGGCAAGACGGCTTTCGCCGCCTCGGCGGTGGGAGGCTGGCCGGCAGGGATGGCCGCTGACGGAGCCGGGGCCGCCGGGGCTTCGGCGGCCTGGGCAAGCGCGCCGGCGGCCTTCGGCGCGGTCGCGGCTTCCGCCGCGCCGGCCGCCCCGACAGCTCCGGGAAGGGAAGGGACGCCGTACGGTCCGGGCGCCGTAAGGATCTTGAGAATCTCGTTGCGAAGCGAACCTTCGGGCAGCGCGTTCGCTGCCCAGCCAACCGCCTCGAAACCTCGGAGGCCCTGCCGAACCGCTGCCAGGTATAGCCGGCGGCCTTGGGGATCGCTAAGTAACCTGCTGACCGCCAGCAGGCCGTTGCGGGAGAAGACGGCCAGGCGTGTGCCGATGACGTTGCCCCCCTCCATGCGGATCCGCACCACGCGGTCATAGGCCGACAGAACCTCCTCGGCCGTCGGTTTGGGCGGAAGGCCCAGCTCCTTCCACAGGGGGGCCAGGTCCTTGACCAGCTTGCGGTTGGCGAGGATTCTCCGCAGGCCTTCCGCCCCGCCGCGTAACAGCAGGCTGCCGACTCCGATGGCGACCGTCGTGGTTATGGCATCGCTGGCGGCCTCCCGTTGGCTGCGCCCCTCAGCAACCGCTCCGGCGTAAGTCAGAGCCCCATAGGTGGGGGCCTCGACCATCGCGGTCTTCCACCATATCGGCGATCCGGCAACATCCCTGACGGCGGCGGCCGGGCCGACCGCCGCAAAAAGCGGAAGCTCTCCGATCGCCCGAGCGCAGATTCTTCGGACCCTGAAGAGCGGTTCCTCCGCGAGGTAGGCTCGCGTCGCGTCAGCCAGGCGTTTCGGGCCTCCCTGGAGGTAGATCCGTTGCCAGCCGACATAATCCATCTGCCTTGCCAGGCGGCAAAGACGGGCCGTTTCCCGTTTTTCCAGCGAGGGGATGTCGTCCTCGTGACCCGTGAGCCGCAGGATCGCGTTCAACGGACTCAGGAGTATACGGCTGGTGATGGAGGTTTGCGTGGCCTCCCCTGCCCACCACTCCAGGGCGGCCAGCGCCCGGTCATACCAGGGCGATCGGGCAGGTCCAAGGCGGACGGACCGGGGCGGCGGCGGACCTTCACCGGCGCTCAGGACCGGTCGCCTCCAGGGTTGCTCCTCCAGCGTCTTTCGGACCTGCGATCCAACCCAGGCCCGCGTATCCTCGTCAAACGTACCCAGGGGGTCATAGTGCGACCAGAAATCAGCCGGCGGGATTGCCGAGGGCTGGCCTGCGCCGGCGAGGACCGCTGCGGCAGGTTCGCGTTCCGGTAACTGGCCCCTTGAGCCTCGCGTGGGATCGTATTCGCCGACTGCGCTAGGCAAGTCGGCCGGATTTGCCGCCTCACTGCCTACCACGGCTCGGAGATCGTTCGCCACGCTGTGGCCTCCTCATTGAGTTCAGGGTTCTCGGCCGCCGGCTGGGGGCGTCGGCCGCCTTCAGATTCCGGCGGTTGGTAACTGGGGCCGAGCAAGGGCGCGTACTCGCCCAGTTCTTCGGGCGAGGCCTCTGGGGTCGCACTTTCGGGTAGCAGTCGCTCCCGATCTCCGCGAGGTGAGGTGAATACACGGCCGTCGGGGAGCCTCAAGGGCTGCCCGTCGGGCTGGCGGAGGATGTAGGCCCCCAGCTGCTCGCTCCAGGCCGGGTAGGTGTCACGCGCAACCTGCTCGGCGACCTCTTCGCCGTACGCGGCCACCAGGTCGTCGTAGATCCTTTGTCCGGTCTCGGGGGTCGTCGGCGGCCCTCCGTCGATCCATGTGCCGATGCGTTCGTAACCTACCGGCGGCCAGACCACGATCGGATGCTTGGCGAAGATGTTTCGCATGATCGCCGAGAAGGTCTGGCGAACCGCCATCTCCTCCGGGACGTCGAGTGCCCGCAAGACTCGGTACTGATCGTAGCCGCCGAGCAGTTCTTCGTTGAGAATGTCCGCCGGGATCCAGTCGACGAACTCGTCCGGGTCGCCGATGAAGGGCATGTACCGCTTAAACCAATGCTGGGTCTCCTTGAGCCAGTCGGGCAGCCGTTGCGCTACCTGATCCCGGAACTCTCTGGCTGCGACGGCCAGGCTTGCCGTTTCGCTGAGGTTCTCCAGGCGCCCGACGTCGTTGAGCAGCAGGCCGTAGAACTGCTGCTTCGTCAGCTCGGGGAGTTTCATCTCGGCGATCTCCCTAAGCTGGTCCTCGGACAGGGACGACATGTTCGGGTCGTTGCTCAGGTAGTACTGAATTGCGAGCCACCGAATCTTGGCCTTGCCGCGAAGCCCGCCCAAGGATGCGTTGGTCAGATCGGGTGCCGCCCGCCGCAGGGCGAGGGCAAGGCCCGCGGCCCTTGCCAGCGGCTCGGCCTGCTCTCCGGCAAGCCCCTGGGAGATCCAATCGCGAACGGCCGTCGGGATCCGCCCGCCCTGCCGCATCAGGGTTGCGGCCCTGGCCGCATCGGTGACGTCCAGCAGCCGAACGGTTTGGCCGGACCGGCTGATCGCCAACGCGCCTTGTGCCGCCATCGCTCGCAGAAAGGCGGACTCTTCGCCGCGGCTGACGTACCCCTTCCGCCCTTCGGCGTCGAGCTTGGCGAGGACGTTCTGGTAGTCCACGTCCTCCTCTAGAAACCGTCGGACTCGATCGCCCCAAGCGATGGCCGTAGGCGCGTCGACCAAGCCCTCGGCCTGCCAGTTGCGGATGCGGTCCAACGCCTGGCTGACCAACTCCGGCGTGGCAGTCCCCTGGACGAAGGGCGTGAAGAGCTGGTTCTCCAGCTCGGCGGCCCTCTCGGATTGCAACATGTTCCGGCGGACGCGCAGCTGGGTCAACAGCTGCCGGGCCTGATGTTCGTCGATGTCTCCGGCGTCGGCGGCCTGATTAACAGCGATCTCGGCCTGCTCTACCTGTTCGGCGCTCTCGGCCTTGCGGGCGAGTTCTCCCAACTGCTGGGTCTTGGCGTTCTGAAGTGCCGTTATCCTTTGGCCAACCGGCAGCAGGTCAAGAATGGCCCTGAGCTTTTCGGTGTCGCCAGCGGCGATGTAGCGATTTGCCAGATCGGCGGCAATCTGGGCTTGCAGCTGCCCTTCCTGAATCCCGAACTGCTTGGCCATAGCCGCCAAGGCCGGCAGGTCGTTGCTTAGCTCAGCCGCCGGATCATCGCTTTCAGCCAGGCGGTTCAGCGTATCCCGCAGCGCCTCCTGATAGAGCTGGCGCCGCTGGAGTTCGGCCTGCTGGGACTGAAAGGCCCCCAGGCGGGGCATGGCGTAGCGGACGTAAGCGGCCTGGTAGGCGGGAGGCATCTCCCCGTGCTCCTGCTTGAACCATCGCCAGAAGGCCTCCACTGGCGTTTCGTCGCCCTGGATTTCTAGGCTTGAGGGGTCGAAAAGCGACGCCTCGCGGAAGCCCAGATTCCGGTAGAAGAGGTCCTGCACGTCCCGCCGCCAGTAGGCTGGTGCGTGCCGCTCGCCGCGACCCAGGACCTCCTCCATTTCTCGCAGCTGCTCTTCTCGCTGCCGGCCGCTTAGCTGCTCCGCTACCGCGCCGACGGACGCCACCAGCCCGCCAGCGGATCCAAGCAGCCGCGAAAGCGCCTCCGCCGTCGAGGACGGCGGGACTGGAACACGCCGGGCAGCTACGCCTGGGGCTTCGAGACTTTCGCGAACCCCCAGCCGGGGGATCGCGATGGGGGCTTCTCGTCGAGTGGCGCCGGGCCGCTGTTTACCGGTAATAGCCATGTCTTGTATCCGCTCCGTTAGCCTTTACTTGCCTGCCTTCCACTGCGGGAGCCCCCGGGGCTGAGCATCTCGCTGACCGTTAGGCCGCTGGCGAATAGGTTCAGGCCGATCTGTGCTCCCCGCAGGCCGCCGGTCAGGCCGGCAAGCCAGGGAAGTTCCTCCGGCACGGACAGGCCGGAGATCTGACTTGCTGCCCCGGCGGCGATTGCCCGCAGGCGATTTTGCCTGTTGCGGGAGAGGATGTAACGGTTAAGCGCCAGGTCGTAGTCCAGCTGGCGCAGCATCGCCTGATAACTGCCGCCGTAGCCGAGTCCGCTTTCTCCGGCGGCGACGCGCAATCGCGAGGCGATCAGTCGGGCTTCGTTCAGTCGCCGGGCTTTTTCCAGGGACGCCTGCTCGGAAACCTGCTTCATCTGCACGCCGGCAGCCCGTCGGTATTCGAGGGCCTGCTGCTCCGCCGCCTCGCGCGTCTGCCGGTTTCGGGCGGAGGCCTCGGCGGCCGAGACGGCTGCCCCCGTCGCTGCGCTCGCGGCACTGATGGCTAGTGCTATCGTCCCGGGATCCATCACTGGCTCCTTGGAATGACGTTGACGTAATATTCGCAGCGGGCGAAGTTGGAAGGTTTAGGCGTCCGGTTGGTGAGGAAAATGGTCCCGACGTCGGCGCGAGTCATGGCCGGCACGGTGAAGATGCCGTCAGTCTCGGGAACCATGCCCGACGCTATGAAGTCAAACCTTCTCGCCCGCCTGTCATCGGCGATTTCCACCGCGTACGCTCCGGTGTCCCGGTGGTTGACGGAAAACTTGATCACCTGAACGTTGACGTCGAAGAGCGCGTGGTCCCGCTCATCGCGAACGTACGGTCGAGAGAGCTTGGCCAGCGCGGTGTAGGGCCGACCGACAATGACTTCTCCTCCGCTGTAATCGCCTGTGGCCTCCAAGGTCTTCTTGCCCGTTCGCGTAATCTCCAGCTCCTGGCCGGCCGATGTTCCGAAGTCGCTTGTGAGGACGACGGACGTTAGCGATGAATCCTCGAACGGCAGCGTCCACGTGGTCTTACCGTCGGCATAGCTTCCGACCAGGCGGACCTTTCGGTCCAGCAGCGGGCAGTACGGAACGTCGGCCGGGGCCTCTTCGCGAACGGCCGGCAGCCGCTCAATGTGCCAACTCTGGCCTTGTCGGACGAGCAGGTAAGCATCATCGGCGAGGACGCGGACGTCGCCGATCAGCGACCCCCCGGGGTCCTCGATCCAGTCCCACGCGCAAGAGCTCAACTGAAGGTGGCTGTGACCGCAGCTCTCGTAGACGACGCGGCCGCCGCCCTCCTGGCAGGACCAGGTCGCGTCCCATGCTATCTCGTCGAAGCGCAGCGGATGCCACGTCATATGTTGGGCGTCCGCATCGGTGGGCACGCTGCTCGTCCCTGCCAGGCCCAGGGCCGTGAGCCGCCCCTTGAAGTTCGGGTAGACGCCCTGGCCGGAGCCCCAAGCCTGGAGGCCGGGCGTTGCGGGGGCAAAGGGGCTCGTTATCCCGCCACTGAGGGCCTGCCCGTCTACAACGCGGGTTCCGTCCACCCAGACGTAGACCTTTGAGGTCGTGGAGTCCACGGCCACCAGCACGCTGTGCCACTGCCGGGGCGACAGCAGATCCGTGTGCGACCATCCCCGGCAGGTGTCTCCCGGCGCGCCTCGTACGGAAACCGCGAGGCCGGTGCCTTGCCAAAGGTTGAGGGCCAGACGCGTTAAGCCTCCTTCGAAGTTTTCCTCGTAGAGGCGAAGCATCGGGTCGGCCACGTCGCCGTCGACGTAAATCCAAAGGCGAATCACGGCGACGGTCTCGTTGCCCAGGAAGTCCCAGGGAACCCCCACTGACGCGCGGCTGTCGACTCCGTCGAACTGGATCGCCCATGAGCCGGCCAGCGGATTGTCCGAAAGCAGGTCCCGACTCCAGGCGCTCTGGACCTTTTCGGTCCCTGCCCAGTAGCTCTGGTATAGGTACAGCGCCGAAGACGCCGCCGGCAGGACGTAGAGAGAGCCTTGGTTGACCGCGGCGTCTAGGCTGCGAACTTGGCCCGGGAGGTAGCCTTGGACGTGGGAGGAGACCTCGGCGGCGACGTTGCCTGCCTGGGCATCCGAGTAATAGTACTCGAAGATGCCGATGCCCATTTCGCTTTCGGCGGGGAACCATAGCGTGCTGCCGGCCGTTGCCGGGCGGGCTTGCCGGGCGGTTCGATAGACCGTCGAGGCCGTTACGGCTGCCGTGCTGGGAGTCAAGGCCTCTGGCGCCGAAAGCTCGAACTGCTGGCCTGCCGTGGTGAAGATGACGACCGACTTGCGGAAGGGAACGACGTAGTCGATGAGCGTCACGCGATCGGCCGAAAGGGCGATGTCGATTGGATCGCTGTCGCCGAGATTCTCGGCGTCTTCGATGTAGAAACTGAAGAACTCTCCGGCGCGCGAGAAGACGAGGTTTTCATCCCCGGCCAGCAGGAGCCTGTTGCGGTGGAAGCCGATATCCGAGAGGCGAACGTTGTTCTCCCAAAGGGACGGGAGTGGGTTGGTCTCCTCATTACCCGTCTCGCGAAAGCCCCAGTCGACTAGGCTCAGCTGGAAGGTGGGAGGGGTCTCGGCATTCTGGTCGCTCGCACGGCGGATGTGGTGGTTGAACTCCCCGGGACCAGCGGTTCGGGCGTAGAGGACTACCTCGTCGATGTCTCCCTCGAATTGGAAGGCCTGGAACCCGTAGAAGTAATCAACCTGTTTTCCGACAACGATGGGTTCGGTCCAGGTTCCGTATCGGTAGCGAGTCTTGCATCCCAGCTCGTCGTCCCAATATGCCGGATCGCCGCGGCCGCGGACTACGCTGGAGGCGACTTCCTCGCCGTCAACATAGAGCTTGGCCGTTTCGGCCGTTTCCCATTCGCCCCCATCCGACCAGTCCGTCCCACGGTAGGGCAACCAGCAGGCGGCGACGTGATGCCATTGGCCGTCATCAAGGTGGCAATCTTTATCGGCTCTCCACCAGGTTCCGTCTGATGCGAATCGCCCTACGCGAAACGCCAGCCTGCCATCTTCGTCAATGCAAAAGGTGAAGTCCTCGACCTTGCCGGAGGTGTGCTCGGTGGCGA